TATAGTAAACCCAGTATCTATAAGTATCTTATCTAAACGTTGATTTAGACTGTCTGTTTTTAAATAGGTTTTAGTAGTAGCATATGTTACTCCTGGGGCTGCTGTGGTTGTGGTTGTAATTGGTCCTGCTGTTGTAGTTGTGCCTGATGCCGTAGTTGTAGTTGTAGTTGTAGTTCCTGCAACAGAAGTGTTCCCTTTTACTGTAATAGTATAGATTCCATCTGGTAGNTATACATATTCTTCATCTACACAATCACCTGATAAACACGTAAGACCTAAGGTGTGGGAGTCAAACGTGTTTGTATCTAGTTTAACAAAGGTAAATATTCTAGGTATTGTTGACCCAGGAAGTGTAATCTCTATTGTAGAGGGGTTTGTAGCTATTGTTAACCAATTTGAGTTATCAGATATTACTAATACCTTTGGGTCATATACTGGTAAAACAAAAAAGTCTATGGTTATTGTATCTAATACACCCATTATTTTATTATTTAATATTTATTAAATTACTGTGGTTGTAGTTGTTGTAGGCGCTGCCGTAGTTGTTGTGGTAGTTGCTGCTGTAAGCACCCCTGTTTGTACTGCATTATACAATATCTCAACACTTGCTGGCAGATTAAACCATGTAAATACTAAGCTACTTATAGTAGTATCTACTGCGGTAGATTCTGAATTAATTTGGTCTACTAGCTCTTGTAATAGCTCTGGTAGTCTATGCCATTTAGCCTCTGCTACTTTGGCATTAAATGTAGCTTGATTTATAGAAGGTATTTCTGCTGCTCTAGCATTGCTTATAACCATCTTTTCTTTAATAACGGTTGGTAAATTAAACCAGTAAAATTCTTTAGTTGTCATTATTATATTTTTTAAAATTCAAATTTTAGTTTTGCTTCTACCGTTTTATTTGTAGCGGCTTCTACCTCTATATATACTTTATTAACTCTTGCTCCAAAACTTCCATTATAATATTCTCCTCCTACAAAATCGGTGCCTATACCCCCTCCTATTAACCATCCAAAATTATCTTTCTTTATAGGGGTCATAGGTAAAGCTTGTACATCTACTTTAAGTACTTTAATAAAATCTGGTACCTTTGTGTTAAGTGAGTAGGTTCCGTCCTTATTTTGTCCTATACCTAAAGCTATTGATATTGGGGTAAATGAAAAGGTTTCCTCTCCTGTATTTGTTTTTAGATTAATTTTTGATTTATAGTTTACAAAAGGGTCTGCTTTACTTGGGTAGTAGGTATTTATACTTAATGTAGAGTCTTTTACTACTATTCCATCAATGGGCTTTGTCACCTCTACAGGTACAAATACTATCTCAGTAACTATTTTAGGATTCTTAACCTGTAATTTAAGGGAATCTATTATCTTATTAAGCTGTCTCTTTGTAAGAGTATCTGCTACTAATTTGGTATAGAGGGTTTTATTGATTTGTTTTAATTTATCATGTTTGATTATCTCTGCCCTAAGCGCTATTTGAAGGGCTTCTACTTTACGGTTTGAAAAGTAAGATACTACTTTGATATTGATAATAATAAAAACAATTACTACTATCCATTTTAGGTATTTATTCCACATTATATTTTTATAAAGTTAGTTTTATTTTTTCCATTTAATCTAGCTCTTAAGGTTGAGTATTTTATTCCATATGTAATTGCTACCTCCTGTATAGAGTCATAAAAAATACCATTTTCAATATTCAAAACTTTTTTTGAGAAAATACATTTATCTCCTTTATAAGCTTTTCTTACGTTACTAATTTTAATTTTAATCTCCTCACTATGAGTCCTTCCATAAAATGGATTATCCTTACCTGTAGTTTTACCCTTTCTGGCTTTACTAAACCTAATTTTTGTTTCTTTACTATGTTTCTTTCCATACATAGGGTTGTTTATCCCATTGTATCCCCCTCTATTAGCAATAGATTTTATTAATTTTTGTATGTGGTTATCAGTTAGTTTTATACCTTTTAGTGGGTGGTCTCCATAAAATACTAACCCCTCACCCCCTATAACTCTGTTATATACATAATCTAACTTTAAAAAATTTATATCTACCAAATCCTTCTCAGCCCTCAAAGCCTCCTCTCTAGTGTCAAAAAATTCAAGAACATCTTTTTTAAAATTATGAATACCATATTTTTTAAAAGCTTTTTTTAATATACTCCCACTACCTTTATAACCATCTTTTATTTTATATGTAGAATGTACCCCAATATATATTTTATTATTTATGCTATTGGTAACTATATACATAAAATGATACTTTCCATCCTTACCTTTCATTTATAAAATTTATTCCACATATTAGTTATATATAAAGTCTAAAATACCTAAATAAATCCTATAAGCTATCTTTGCTTGAAATTTGCTATCTTTTAATAATGCGAAATCAACGGCATTATCAAAAAATAATATTTCTAAAAGTACTGCTGGACAGTTTGTTTTTCTTAATACATAAAAATCTTCTTCTTTATCCCTATCCCCATCTGAAAAGTCATACCTTAGTTTTAGTTTAACCTCTTTATATAGGTGCTCGGCTTGTATAGCTAACTTCTCTGCTAGCCTATCACTTTTTGTGACACCTTTAGTGGTGTAGAGCTCAAAGCCTGTCCCACCTCCTGCATTACAATGTATAGATATAAAAATAGTTTCATTTTTATCAAAACTATTTGCTATTGCCACTCTATAATTTAAGGAAACGTCCCTTGGGTCATCTTCCTTTACAGTACATACTGTATTAAGTGTCTCATGGTTTCTTAAATAAGTATATACATGGCCTGTTATTTGTCTGTTAAGAACACCTTCATATGCTACTTCTCCATTAGGAAACTTAAACATCTTTGAGGGGGCAGTTGTGTAATTTCCATTACTATCTATACCTCCATGGCCTGCATCTAAAATTATATTTTTTATCATCTTAGTTGCTTACTTTAGTAAATTTCATGTCTAGGATTGTATTAGTTAAAGCAGTTATTTGATGGCCTATTCCTAATCCAATTTCTAGTTTTTGATTTCTTTCTAAGATATGTACACTACCTTGTACGTACACTTTTATCTTTCCTTCAGATACAGTTATCACTTCCACACAATCACTATGAAAATGCCAAGTAAGGGTACTTCCTGCTGTCCATTTAGTTTCATATTTAGCTATTTCATCTGACTTATCTGCTAATTTAGTAGTTATAATGGCTCCCCCATATACAACTGGTAATATTAACGCCTGCCCGACTGGTATCTCTTCTAAAACAGAAAATGGAACATCTTCGCCTACTTGAAATTTAGTATAAAAAAACTCTGCTATATCTTCATTTTTCATCATAGTAACTACTTCAAAAGCTTTTATAGCTGCTTCCCTCTGAAGTTTTAGTTCTTCTATTATGGCATCATTTCTTGTATTAAACATTTCGTTGTGTAAGTTTTAAAATCTCATTAACTTGGGTTACCGTTGTAGATGTTTTTTCCGTGATTATTAGTAGTTGTGTTGTAAACTCTTTCTGCTCCTCTAATCTTTTATCATTAAGCGATTCTACTCTTTTAAATAGATATACTACTGCACCTATTAGTAAAACAACTATAAATAATAAAACTCCTATTATTGTAACATCACTGACTGAAAGTAGCTTAGTTGCGTCCCCTACCCCAACTTGCAGCATAGGTATTGCAATCATTAAATTATTCAGCATACTATAATTTTCAGTTTTATATTATTTCTAAAATAAGAAAGGGGATGGGAAAGCTCCCATCCCCTTCTTTTGAGTTATTGTTTCTTTTGCTTAGTCCTTAGCGAANGCTTGAACTGGATTAACTCCTGCTCCTGCTGCTAAAGCGTTTAGTAAAGTCTCTACTGCAACGTGCTTACCTAATGGGGCAGTGAAGTGGTAGTAGAAGGTTTCTACTAAAGTACCTGCGAAGGATTGGGCATACATCTCGTTTTTAATTGTTAAGATGTAATCTACTTGTGGAGTCATTGCTTCGAAAAGCGTTTCTTCTCCCAACGCCCATTTAGCGAAGTTGTTTCCTTCATGTCTAGAAACACCTTCTTGGTATCTCTTCATGATATCTTCCCATTCTCTAAAGCTTGCGCCTAAGTTTTCTGGCTCAGTTCCGATAGATAATACGGTTACCGCAAATCTATTTCCTGAACCTTCTGAGAATGACTCAGAGTAATTAGTGATGTATCCACCAGCTAATGCAAGTCTTACTGAAGAGGCAATGAAAGGCATATCATCTCTGTATACTTCACTTCCACTTAATACTACTTTTTTAGCTGTAAATTTGATACCCATTTTAGCTGTTGCGCTATAGGTTTTATCAGTAGCAGTCCATGGTTTATTTTCATAATCCCCTGGAGCTTTAGTTTCAAATAAAGCTCTAAATGTATCTGCACAATCTTCACAAACTACGTTTGAAACTACAGAAGTTGTATACTGAGTTTGACAATTAGCTGAGGTTCCTTGAGCTATTGTAAGTTCTGGGTAATGTGCTTGAATAGCTGCTAGTTTTCCAACACCACACTCATCATCAGCTAAGATAATGCTGTAGGCTTCGGTAGTAACTTTACAAGTTTTTTCTATAATCCAAGCTGTAGTTGTTACTGCATCTGGGCTACAAACTGCTTGCACATCTTTAGCTACTAATTCTATAACTGCACTAGGCTCAGAGGCTATGAAAGCTGCTATTTCTGCATCTGTTAAGGCTTCTGAATTAATGAAAGTATAAGTAGTTACACCATCAACTACACTAACTGCTACTGCTGAGCTAGCTTCTGCGTTTGCAGAAATTGCTTCTACTGCTGCAGTTGAGTCTGCACCATCGTCTTCCAATGCTACTGAATAAATCCAGCCATCAGTAAATGCACTATATCCTGGAGGGCAAACTGCACATCCTTTAATTTTCCAAGCTGAGCTTTTAGAAAAATCTGCAATAGGGTTTTCCGTAGCTGTTCCTGTTCCTGTTCCTACTCCTGTAGCTGTGAAAATAGTTCCTACTTCACTATCTGCTGCACCAATTAAAGTGTAGTCTGTAGTACCTGCAGTTAAGATAACATATTGTTGTCCTACTACAAAGGCACCTGAAGTTATTGTACTTCCTGCATCTCCTATAATAGTATAAGTACTTGCAGCATCATCTCTAAATGTTCTAACTACTTTGTAGTCATTGTATTGAGATTGAACTGCAGCTAGTGCGTTTGAATCTCCATCATCTTCAAGAATTAAAGTATAGAAGAATTTATCTGCACCAGTTAAAGCAGTATTTTCGCTATTTACAGCTACTACATCAACATAGTTAGATAAAGGTACTTGGCCATATAACAAATAATTGTTATAGAATTTTACTGCATTCTCTACAATCTCTTGATTTGTAAAGGCTCCTGAGTTAGGCGCTCCTAAATAGGCTTTAATCTCTACTTGAGAGTCTTGATAGCCTATCATACCCATAGGCAATCCTTTTAGCGTAAGGCTAATTTCTTCGTTGTCTCCGTTAGCTAAAACAATAGCTGAGTCGTCATTGAAACCATCCCAACCTAAAACAAACGAGTCTGTTTTGAAGTCAGCAGAAGGTGCATCCACTTTTAAGTCTACAATACTTGAAAGTTTAAATGTTTCTGTACTCCAATCTTTAGACGATTGTGAACGGTTGTTCTGAATTTCGTGTTTACCAACTCTTAATTGGAAACGAGTGTCTTTAGGTAGACCAGCTACACTAGAGATGATTTTTAGACCATTAGCTACTGGAGTTGCGTCTAAATTAATTAACGCCAGTTGTCCTTTAGCTATGTTAAAAGAACCTCCACTAGTGGCTACTGAATTTACTGGGAATGTTCTATCCCATCCTTTGTGACTTGCCATAATTTTTTAATTTAATTATTTATTATTAGTATTTATTGTGTTATTGTTTATTATGTTAGAATTTGGTAGACACCCTTAATTTATCTGCTTGGTAGCGAGGATTGCTTGTGTTTAAGTCATAGTCTGAAACAGCTATGGAAACTATTCTATCTAGCATTTTTTTATCAAATCCTAGAGGTTTATCTCCATCTTTAAACCCTGATTCTGGGTCCTCTTCATCAATTAACTCTAATTGTTTAGGGTATTTGTAGTAAGTAAGTTGTATGGAATCTACTTTAAAATTGTCAGTAAAAACCTTTACGTGGTCTCCTTGTAAGTAGTAAGGCGACTCTCGGTATTCTATTGAAGGTTTAGTATCTGAGTTACTTAGTATAAAATTTTCATTATCTACCTTTATCTCTACTAAATCTAGTTTAACGTCTTTACAACAGTCTCCTGTAGCAGTGGCGTATACAGACCCTAAATCAAAGAAGTCTGTTGGTAGCTTAAACAGCTGATGGTTTTCACCAGCTGTTGAGGCTGTTATTTTTTTAGGAGTTAGTAGCGGTTGGATATACCTGATATCATCATCGCTCTTTTTATCTAACACCCACTCTATAAACTTAGTGAAAGATTCGTTGAAAATCATTGCAAATCTACCTTTGTCAACAGCTATATTATTAGTCTGTGCATTGGCGTTTGCTTTAATTATAAAACTTTCATATAGTTGTATTGGAGTCATTCTGTTTATTCTTCGTCAGATGAGCTAAGCTCTACTATTAATTTCTTTACTTCTGGTAGCTTTGCAGCGGTCATAGCTGCGTGTTTTAGGGAAGCTCCTAAGTTTATTCCTTTAATATAGTACTCTGATTTTACAAGCTCAATCTCTTTCTTATCATATAAATTGCTAATCATTGAGAATAAATGCAATTCTTCCTCTCCTGCTTCTTTACTAAACTTATCTAAATGTTCCAAGAATATTTTACTATTTCTGTACCCATCTTGCTTATCTCTTAAGAATCTATTGAAAATAGATATAAAAGTTTGCTCATCCTCTATAGAGGTATCTGCAATTCTAAGGTATTTAAATATCTTAGTAAGTTTTTCTTTATCAGACTTAAGTAATGTATAGAATTCTCCAGTAGCTCTTGCGTTGTCTATCTCGATTTGTTCTTTATTAGAGATTTCTGTATCTCTATTTACTACCATATATGATGCCTGTTTAAACATAGGGTTACCTACATTTGCTTTAGGGCATAATTCTTTAGATAGTATTGAGAAGTATAGGCTTAATAGCTCTATTGGATTTCCTGTATTGAATACTACTTTGTTTGCTAAAGTTATTGCAAACTCATCAAAGAACTTGTTATTTGCATTGTGTAGTAAAATATCTTTACCCTTAATAGACTCCACTGGCTTAACTATAAACTCTGCAGTATCTTTTAGATGTTTTGCTTTATCTATCTCTGACATACCTTTTAAGCATGGGGAGAATGGATAAAACCCTGTATCCCAAATCTCCATATCTGAATCATATGGTGCTCCGTGGGTTACTCCTACATCTGGGTGAATTATTTTGGTTGTTCCGTGTTCCCTGAAACCATCTGGTGCACTAGGGTCGGGCTTTGGTAATACTGTGTATATGGTATCTGACTTTATTACAAAATCAGTCCCAGGTACTGTTATTTCAAATTTATCCATGAATTATTGGTTTTGGTTTATGCAAAANTACCACTTATTAAAGTACTGNCCAAAAGTATAAAATTATATTAAATGCTTTATTAATAATTAACACTATATATTGGATAAAATGAAGAATAAAACTCCCTAACTAATATAATTAGGGAGTGTTATGTTTTACTATTTAAATCCTTTTCTTGATGCTTCGTTAAGCTCAATCATTACAAACTTGGTTACGTCACGTACCCAGATTGAACAACTGTTCCATGCCCAGAATTCTTGACCTATCTGTTTGTAACTAGATACGATATCTGAAGCTTTGTTTATGCTATATCTACCGTTACTAGAACCCCAGTACATCATTTCTCCTTCTGGTTTCACTAAGAACACATTAGAATTTGAGTTTCCTCCTTCTACTAATTTAGCACCTTTTGGCATCTCTTGGTTATTAGAGTACTCTTGGTCCTCTGCATCCCAAATTACCATTGAGTAAGTTGTGTGTGCTCTACTGTTACCGTGGAATCCTTGTGATAGTCTATCTTGTAGGATTGTGTAATCTAAGTTAGGGTCATGGTCTAATTTTACATACCCGATTTGTGGTAAATATACCTCTGTAAATCTGATGTATTCCATTCTTAGCTCATGAAGATTAGTTCCAGAAATTGGATTTTTAATGTTCATATTGCTACCCATGAATTGTGGCAATCTTTGTAATTGTGCATTTACTTCATCAGCAAATATTTCAAGTACATTGTTAAGAGCTTCTAATCCGCATTTGAATTTTACTCTTCTATCTTCATATCTTTTGTAAGGGTTACCTTTGAATAGATATTCTACTGCTTCTTTAATGTGAGTTTTTGAGATACCACCTGGTCTTGAGTATTTAATTACTTTTCCTCTTCTCAATTGGTGCCATAAACCTTCATTCAATCTTGATACTCCATTAGAAGAACGGTGAGTTCCTGCTCTTTGGAATAATAAAGCTTGAGCTGTTAATCTTTCTAGTTCTCTAAAAACTAAGAATTGCATTGTTGCACCGATTCTCGCTGTAGATGGTAAAGTTTGTCTTGTTTTAACATCAACGTCCATAATAACTGCTAGCTCTCCCATCTTTTGAGCTTCTGCTTGTAACTTATTCAGATAGTCTTTAGAAGATGCTGCTGCACCACTAAATGTTTTCATATCTGCCATACCTGTTACGTAAGCTTCAACCCCTCTTAAGTCACCTAGAGTATACTCACAAGTCATATGACCAATAGTATTAGGTAAATCAACGTGAGAGTAATTAGTTCCATACTCTCCTAAGATTGCATGGTTTAATTTAAAGTAAGTAATACCTTTAGCTAAATTAGAAGCTAAGAAATACTCAGTTTTATCATTAGTTACCAACTCAACGGTGTGGTGGTAGCTATCTCCTTTTTGTTCTACTACTTCTGGAAGAACCATGATTTGTTGGCCAAACTCAGCATCGTTTGTCAAGATATCCCCTGTTGTAAATTCACGGTTAAGTGCAATTTTAAAAGGAGCTCCATCTAACCCTGGTTTAATTTGGTCTGATAAATCTCTAGTAGTCATAAAACTAGACCCTTCTACCATAGGAACGTCATAGGTGAAACTTCCACCTAATCCATTTACTTCTATAATTGATTTAGAATCTAGCAATTCTGGAAAGATTCCAGTAGCTACTCCTGCTTGTTGCCCAAAGAATTTTTGCATTCCTAAATGGCGTTTGGTTGGGTCTTCTTTATACCAAGCTTCCATTGATGGAAGGTCTTGGAACCCTTGAATAGATTTTACATTCTTTGCAGTGGTAAATTTAATTACCTGGTCTCCATTGAATAAATCTGGTTGTCCTCTTTGTATTACTGACATGTTTTAGTTGTTTAGTGTGTTATTATTATACTTTAAATTTAAATTCGGAAACAGATGTATCTTCTGTGTCCTCAGCTCTCTTATTTGTTGTTTTCTCTTTAGGCACTAGCTTTATAGTTTGCCTAACTTTCTTATGTTCTGTAATTACTTGTTTGCTTAGCTTAGCTTTCAAGTAAGTTTCTTTATCTGTTAAAAACAACACTAATTCGGCTGCTTCTGTTGGGTCTTCCATTTTCTTAGCATACATTGCATCAATCTCATACTCTCCGTCTGCCTGCCTGCTAGTTGCTATGGAAGTTAACTTTCTAGATAAAGTATCTTTTAAGTCAAACTTTTTATATTCTTCACTCAAAGCTTTTTTGAATTCAGCTTCTTGTTTTTTAGCTTCTTTGTTAGCTTCTATTATTTTGACTTTTTCAGACTCTACATAAGCATCAAATCTCTTATTATATGCCGTTACAAAAGCTTGAACTTTAGTGTCTAAGGTCATATCTTTCTTAGCTTTGTCTACTACCGCTTGAGCAGCATCCGCATCTAATTTATTATGCTGTATTAAAGCATTTAGAAAAACCCTCTCTTGAACAGCCTCATCATCTAAATCTATATTATCAAATGGATTAAGGTATTCATTTACCTGCTCCTTACTTGCAAATATAGTTGACAAATCTCCTCCTTCTTTTAAAATCTCTATTAGATTTCTCTTTCTTTCGTCTAAGCCTTCAACAGATATGAACTTATCTTTATTATTTTCAGAATCCTGAGCAGCTATTGCTTCCTCAATCTGGAAAAAAGTATCTTCATCTATAGTCTCAAGACTACTAACTAATACTACATCTCCATTTTCATCCTCAATTGATAGCTCTTTGTCCCACTTGCCCTTCTCCATATACTTATGGGCTAGGTCTTTAAATACTTGTGGGTTACTTCCTTTAGATGCTATAGCAGCTTTTCTCTCCGCTTCAGCTTCTTCTGCAAGCTCTTCTTCAGTTTTATTAACTTCTTCCTCCTTGTCAACTGCGGTTTTATCCGATTCAGTCTCTTCTTCAGTTTCTGTAGTTTCTAGTACTACATCTACTATTGGTTTAATTGGACTTTCCTCTAAAGGAACTTCGAAATTAAAATCGTCCATTAAACTTTCTAATGTTGGTTCATTATCTTTCATACAAAAATATAATAATTTATTAAATTCACAAAATATATAAACTAATCTTGAAACCATTAAATATTAGTAAATGGTATCGTTAAATATTAGTTTATTTTAGTTTTTATTTATTGTAGCTATAAACTTAGCATCTCTTCTGGCTTCACGCTTTTCTTTAAGTTCTGCTAGTTTTATTTTTAATCCCTCTTGGGCTATAGCTTGTTTTGAAATTTCAGCATCTTTTTTAAGGGCTTGGTCTCCTTGCCTTAGTTCAATATCAGCCTCTTGATGNTGTTTTTTCAACGCTANGTCGGCAGCTTTNTTGATTTGTGCAAAGCCTTCTACATCAGAATTCTTATCNCTGGCTCTACCTAAAGCTTTAATTCTTTCATCTTCATGTCTAGCTTGTCTATCTTTTTCTTTAGATTTTTCTTCTGCAATTCTAATTCTTTCTGACTCTTGTGCGGCCCCTGCTATTTGTTTGTCTACTAGTTCAGATTCATGAGCTCTTTCTGCTTCCAATTCTTTCTGTACTTTAGCTCTAGATGCTTTACCAATCTCTACTAATTCTATCATAGAATCAGAAGACATAACTTCTGCAAAGTCTAGTAAGTCATTGCCTAATGTGTTATTTGATAGTAAGAATTCTCTTAATCTCTCTAAACTTTGTCTAGATTTAGCATCTGATATTACTGATACCCCTAATCTTCTTAATGGAAATAAGTCGTCATTAAATGCTAAGAACGCTATATCCCCATCTGCTTTTCTACTAAATGTAGATATGTCTTTGTTATTTCCCTGACAGTACTGGGCTATATTTATATGCAGCTCCGTAGTTTTTTTCCTGGCCTCATTAAATTTATTATAAATATTCTTAGTTTGAGCATAAGAAGATTCTTGACCTACTTTTATCCCTTCAGCTGTAGAGTATTGATTAGGAGTTCCTTTTCTTTGTTCGGTAATTCCTATTTGTTCTAGAGCTAGTCTTTTATACATATCAGCCATAGCTCCCCTACTTTGTATCTGAGCACTATATGATATATCTTGTTTTTGAAACATCTGACTTTGCCCATTTTGTCCTTGTAGATTCTGTCTACTGGTATCTACTGGTACAAACCCTAAATCCCTAGCGAAATCTCTAAGTTCACTTAACATCTCAGCACTGTCCCCCATATCCTTAAACTCAGAAGGTAAGAAGTTTATATCTAATAAAAAGAACATCCCTATTTCTTTTTCAAGTAGGTTATATATTTGATTCATGCATAAATTATAACCCATTTGATAAGGTCTAATTTTTCTAGCATAAGAGCTGGATATGTACCCAGATATTGGTAACTTTACGTCAAATATATTGCTATCTCCTTTTATTTGGAAATCCATAGGGCCTATATCAAAATAAATGTCCTCTGACATTAGAGAACTGGCTGCTCCTATCTTTTTACCTTTCCAAATTTCTGGTATGTAGAAGTAAGCTATTACGTTTACTTCATCCCCTTCTTCAAAGTCTTCTAGNGATATATTATTAAGTTTCTTTATTTCATTTTCCTTTATGAAGTCATTTAGNAAATCGTCTGTTACTAACTCTTCCACAACTACCCCTGANAGGCTTTCATAGCGTAAATAACCCACTCTTTTAAAACTCCTCCAGTAAGCCTCTGTAAGCTTAAATAANTCTCGTCTGACATCTATATCNTCTCTAAGTCTTTCGGCAATATTAGTCCCAAAATAACTCTGGTTAGTACTGTAGTCAGATANCCAATCTGGGGCCGATTGCTCGGTTCCGTCCTTATCTATATAAGTAGATACTCCTAATGGAGTGTCAAACGCATCTTGTAGTTGTAAATGTAATTGATGGTCAAAATAATCTTGATGAGGTACCGTAGCGGACCCTACAGGCCTTTTNTTCAANTTTGTATANTCACCTGTNATTCCTGAGCCAGANTCTGTTGTGTGGTCAAAAACTTTACCTATCTTCTTTTGTAGGTTATGAGATAGCTTCTCGCCATATCTAGATAGTAAATCAGAAGCACTTAGCCAAGTCATNCTACCTACNTACTCCCCATCNTGTGGNAATTTAATTCCTAAATCCTGAGAGAANAANGTTGTTTCTACTTCCCAATGNTCTGGCTTGTAGAAATCATATCCTACATGATAGTGTCTGAAAAATCTACCTGTTAGGAAGTAGTCTAGNAATTCTTGGTCTTCTAAATGGGTTATGTTAAAATTAGAATTGTCTGACTCTAGTGTTTTTTCTGCCCACTCTGCCGCTTTTACTTTGAAGTTTTTATTTAAATTTCTTTCTATTTCCTCAGGGGAAACTATCTTATTAGACTCCTGTTGAAGCATCTGCAGGTATTGCTGCTTCTCTTCTTCAGATTTAAATTCTTGATTAGTATCGGTGTTTATTCCTTTTAAAGCAAGCTTAGTATTAATTTCCATTTGAAATTTACTCTGCATGTACTCATTTATCTTCTCTGTTTTAGTCCTGATATATTCGTTCTCTGAATACTCGTCAGTAGAATCTATTCTTAATTTATCCTTATTGGTATCTAATTCTCCTATTAGTTGATTGGCTATAATACCAATTAAATCATAGTGTCTAATATAAGTTGGAAGGTCCATCTCCTGTCTTATGGATACAATATCCTTTAAGATTTCTGGTGGTGCTTCAAAGTCAGAATAGACAAGCCTACCCTCTACCATCCTATAGTAGTCTCTAAATTCCAGGTTCTTAGCTATTTGATTAGTTGCGATTTGCTCTAGCCTATCCATAGTATTTTTCTTCCAGGCTTCAGTTTTCTTTGCGTCTGGAAGAGTCTGTATAGGCAGTGAGTTTGCGTACCCTCCAGTACTCAACCCATTATAATAGGAGTGTAAACTATTTAGAATCATAATTATATGTTAAAAATATTACAAAAGTAATAATTTAATGGATACTTACCAAATAGATTAAATACCAGTAAATTTTTTAACTACTTTCTGTAAGGCTTACCAGAGGATTTAGAGTATGGATGGGGTTTATTTTTTTGCTTTAATAAATGCTTTGTAGCTTCTACTTTTGCACTCGGCTGCTTAGGTACCATAAATATAGTATCTAAATAGTGGGCATACATTAAAGCACTCATAAAACTACGTAGTCTATCAAAGTTGCCATCTTTAGTAAAGTTCTGTATCTCCTCTAAAATCCCTACATCATTAATTCTCTGAACTCCTAATATAGATTGTTCCTGGCCATGTTCATCAATTATTGTTAATTCTTCCGAAGCATAACTTACTAGTAATCCTAATCCAAATGCTATATTCTTTGTAGTTGGGTTCCATCCAAATGCTCTATTCCCATTATTATTTAAATTAAACTGAGAAGCGAAATCTAGACCTTTCATTAATATAACGTCAGTCTCATGTTTTTTATCAAGATAAGTTTTAAAATTCATATCTTCATTCTCAGGAAAACATAATCCATTAAAAGCTTTTATTAAGTAATACCCTTGTCTATGGAATTTAGTTTGTGGGTTTGGCCTAGAGGCATAAGTAGCTACTACCCTTAAAGACCATTTATCCATCCACTCTCTTTTATATACCGTAAAACTCCCTACGGAATCCCCATCTGATTGTTCATGTTTGTAATCATCTAGCCCAACAATATACAGCCCAAAAGGTGGGGGAGTTTCTGGAAGGGGTTCGTGTAATATTACAGGGGAATCTATAAACCCTCCTGGGAATGGAAACTGAGGTTCTTGCAAATATTCAGCAGGGGTATCTTCAATAACTCCTTTTGAATTTTTAGATAAAGTAACTTTCCTACCCTGTTGGCCTGTTGCTATAATCCATTCTTTATGGGTCTTAGCTTCAGCCGATGGGAATGGGTTACCTTCTAAAGTAATGAAGCAGTCTTCTGGGTCTCTAGGATATTGTACCTTACGCTGTTGCTCTAGTAAATTACCTTTAGTGCTACGCATTGCCCTAGCTGTCACTAACTTAGCTTCTAGGAACTTATTATTCTTTTCCCAATCTGTAAGATGTATATTTATTTTAGACAAT